ATTAAATTCCTCTAAATTGACAAATGGTAAAGCACACACTTGCGGTTTCAGTTCTTCGAGTATGGGAAAATCCTTTCCGTACCTATCTTTGTATAATTCTGTCATTCTTTTCGAAGACAAAATGAATGTTTGTTAACATTCATTTAAAATGTAAAAGATGAAGTTGCGTTTTGTGACAAAAGTTGCTGAAGGTATACATAGACCTTCGATTAAGAACTGGAATCTCTCAATCACAGAGAACGGTTTGACAAAGATACATGCCATGAACCATAATGATCTCATTGCAATATATACAAAACCTGATGGAATTCTAAGATTTACTGCTCCAGCTCATTCAGATATGAGTTATCTTGTATTCAGAGATCTTTACATTATTGTTGAATTCTCATTAACACGAAGTAATGAATATGCTTTGGCATATCATCGCAATGGATCATATTCTCGAAGACATTATAACATCAATGAAGCTAGACAATGGTTAGATGTGAACAAAGAAAGGAGTCTTTTGATATTAAATAATTGATTTTAAAAATTTCATGATTTTAATTACCAAATCGTTCAGCAGATGTTTAACAAGTTTTATCGCGACGACTTCTATAACATCGATATCGAGTTTGTATTTACCCTCAAGGTATACAACATTAAGCGATTCGAAGGAGGTCAGTACGGTCTGACCTTCTTGTTCTATCTGCACGATCACTTTGTTGGTCGTCAACAACATGGTGAAGAAGTCATTGATATCTTTCTTAAGTGCAGAAAGGCAGATGGTTCACTTCTGATTCCCGATGCTGACTTCCTCAAGAAACAACGCTACAGCTATGGCATCAGGATTGCAGACAATCCAAACAACCCAATGGAGGGTACAAAGGATGCTCCTTTGGAGTATGAGTGCATCTTTACTATTTCCAACTTCGCAGAGCCTTCTCCTGAAGTTGAGAAATGCATGAAGCAAGGATGTCCATACACAAACTACTTTGGGATTTGTCGCAACCACGAGGACGAACTCACTGCAGAGGAACTCGAAGATGTCGAGGATTCGATTGACATGCATGACAAGAAGCTTGAGGCATTCACAGAGAGGCTCGACGCATTCGAAAGCATCTACAAGTTGGTTGGAACACATGAGCTTCCGGAAAACGACTACAGAGAAGAGGATGAAAATACTGTGTGGATCATCACAGCACCTAAAAACTAAACCTAAAAATAGAGGATCCATTTGGATCCTCTATATATTACAGAAGATCCAATGGATCCTCTATCATTAAGCTATTATACACCAATCTTGACTTTTAACTTGAGTATATATGATTTCCCTGATAACCATTTCATTAATAATCCTGTAAATATCACGAGGAATTCTATTTCGAATCATTGCAATAGTCGATAATTTGACGATCTCTCTTCGATATTCATAAAGTTTAACTGCTAAACATGCATTATCAACCCAATCTGAACCGTAAGGTGATGATCTTTTAAACAATGTTCCTGTTGCAGTTGTTTGAAATATCCCAACATTAATATGTCCAGTTAATAATTTACCAATTTTAAAGATTATGGGAAGAATGGGCTTGCTGGGATCTTCATAATAATATTTCATCTGAATTGACATACTTATACAGAATTGCTTAATACAACCACCAGCCATAATATATTTAACAAGCCAAACGAAATGTTCAATTTGACTATTATCGAACATAAGTCCATATTCTTGATATGATGAAATATGCCCTAATTTAATTGCTCGCTGAAAACACTGTTTAGCTCTAAACTCATTTTTTGAGAAACTCCAACCCTTTTTATAACAAATACCAATATGACCATACTTCCGGTTCATCTTGCGTTATGGATAATTCTGTTCGATTCAAAGTTTCATAGCTATTGCAAAATTGTGCTTGAGCAAAAGCATTACCCATTTGAGCCGAACGTTCAATTAATTCCCATTCTTGAGAATTAATACATCCTGCAAGTACTAATGCTACTGGATTATCTTTTTCTTCTAAAAACATTGCTCTTACTTCTTCTTTATCACGCGGTATTCCTCCATTTTTATTACAAATTGATACAAGCCATTTAGCATCAGGCCAAGAACATTCTCGTGCTAATTCTAATGCTTTTTGCGAATCGTAATGCTCAAAATTGCTTCCCATCAGAATATATCTAACTTTTAACCATAAAAGATATTGAGGATCGATTGGTTTATCAAGTTGTTCTTTTATGACAATCCAATTGTCCATTTGTTGTTATCAAAATAATTTATTCTGTATAACTCATATCTTCTCTTGTAATAATGATCCCTTTTGGGACCGTTATTTTTGTATTTGATGTTTACTTATCTTGACGTTTGTTGTTGAAACGCTTTCTGAAGTTGTGGACCGCAAAGTTCACAATCATGTCTGTACCGATGGCAAGCATGGCTTCACTCGGATGATCAGCATCTTCGCCGCTATCACTAAGATGATCAAGCACAACAATCGCGTCTTGATGGTTATTCATCTTGATGAAGCATGAAACAGAGTCATCGCGCTCGGGACCAATGCTAACACTCTCTGGAACGAGTTCTTTGCTTTGCAAGAAAGCTTGAATAGATTCATCAAACTTGAGCACAGAGCTCAGATCTTGCTTCTTGGCAGAAACAAAGATCGTGTCATGATGAATGATCTTCTGATTCTTGCGCGCAGGATCGAGCATCATGCCTCCATTCGGATTCTTTCGATCGTTAAAGGAGTACTTACACTTGCACTCAGTATCGCCGCAGAATCCCTCAATCGAGGGACCATCGATCTTCACAACATTGTTGTCATTCTTGATCTTAGATTTTGAAGTGCGTACAGCTTTGGTCTTCTCCTTTTGAGACTTATGGGAAGTCTTAATAGGACCGTCAAGCCATTGCACGACTAGAGCTTTCGCAAAATCGACTTGCTGAGGAGACTTGCACTCCAAAATGATCTTACTAATAGCTTCCAAGTGAGTATTCACCTGAAAGGAAACGCGAACAGCTTCTTCGACATCCATCTTGAAAATATATGTACGTATACATATTTAAGAATTTTTTATAATCAAATTTCTAATGTGAAGTAATTTGAGGTTCCTACTATATGAGTCATAAACATACGTTCAGGTGTTTCTCCAGTTTCATTATGTTCCGTATAACCCATAGAATTTAGAATTGGAAGCATTGGAGGTATAGGCCATGGTATGATGACTCTTGTACGACCTTCACTTTTTGCTAGAGGATAAACTCCTTCGGTTAATATTCTACGAGCTATACCCTTCCTATGTGTTGTTTCTTTTGAAGCATCATATGCTATCCGATAGAGATTATTGGCTAATGATGACTTCATACCATATAATCCACAAAATGTTGGATATTTTGAATTGCTGAAATACCAAACATGTCCATAATACTCGCCATTGAATAACAAGATGATACCTTTGACGTTGTACTCTGAGAGAATTCTCTCTGCAGATTTTGTGAGTTCTTTAAGGAAATGTCTGTCAATAGATGCTGCATCTGCAAACCAATTGATAGTATCATCTGAGATTATAAAGGAGATATCTAAATTGTATTATTCATTTATAAATATGGATGGCTATACTCTTGATCATGATCCAGAGTTCATCTACTCTTTGGTTAGCAAGACTATCACTCCGACAACTGACTGTGTTTTAAAAGAAGGCTCAGAAGTCTTCATTAACACCTTTGAATTTAGTCTAGAAGACAATCATATTGTCCATCAAATATTCTTAAAGTCTAAATTTCGATATATTTCAGCAAATCTCTACTGCGATGGCAAGTTTATGTTAGATTGGTATCAAGAAGCTGATGACATGCTGGCCTTGCTTAGTATGACTCCTCGACAAAATGAATTCTACACCAAGATGATAGGATCTAAGAATTATGAAATCGGAGACAAAGAAGTTGAATATAATCTGCCTCTTCGTGCCGGAACATCTTCAGAGCAAACCTTCCACGCTATGTCCAAGCTTTATAAGAATTGGAAGATTGAATACGAGTTCTCAGATCAGGTTCCAGGAACAGTTCTTCATGTAGGATTCATTTTGAAAGAAGAAGCTTGAGAAATGAATATCAAAATCTTAGTATTTTCCAATTGAAAATGCTAGCAAAAGGTAGTTTTTTGAATGATGTGAGCTGGTTTGCTTCCACTAAGGTTAGCAAAGCAGTTCAGATTGATGCTAAAGTTAGTCTGGAAGAATACATCTTGGGCTCAAGAGGACTCAACGAAGTGGAAGGTATGGACGTACCATATCCTCTTCATACGAAGATCATCATGCCCAAAGATTTCTGTTTGAACTTTCAGATTGATAGATATAGTGAACTTGAACCAGTTCGAGAGTTTTATGAAATCTCAGGACCTCCTGAAGTGATCGACATTCCTCTCACTGAGTGGAACACTAACATCATTGATGAATGGTTTGAGAAAGGATGGGTTGAGTTTGAGAGTCATGATGATGTGATAACATTGACATTTCCAAGAGACACAGAGTTTGCATTGACAACAGTTGGAACCATTTTGCAGAAGATCTATGATTTCTATCAAACACATATGTCTGAAGAAGAACTGGAAATTGTTTCAAAATTGGATGATGGATGGGGCTACAGTGAACATGCTCGTGATGCATTATCTTTGCATAAGAAGATCCGAAGACATGAGGTTATGGGTGATTGTATGCACTTTGAAGGTCTTGTTGAAGAATCCTATATTTCCAACGGACATAGTGTATATACCATAAATTTCGGATCTTAATATGTATTTTCATGCATTGAATGCATGAAAACGTTATCATTGAGTTTCAGTTTCGTGTTTTGACTTCTTTGAAAGAAGAAATCAAATGGATACATTGCCGAATGTCATTGCATTCTCTGGAGGAGCAGGAACTGGAAAAGATACCTCAGCTGCCATTGTTATGGAATATCTCAAAGCCAAGGGTATTTCTTATCAACATCTCAAATTCGCTGGAAAACTCAAAGACGTACTAAGTGTCATGTGGGATGTTCCAGTACAACAACTGTATACAAACGAAGGTAAAGCGATCTATATAGCTGAATTGGATCAGACAATGGGTAAATTACATCAAACAGTTGGAGATGCAATGAGAAGTATTCATCCGGAAATATGGATACATCCAGTCACCAAGAAGTTCAACAAAGATATAATTACTGTTATATCAGATTGTAGATTTCCTTTAGAAATAACAGCAGTACATAACGCTAATAATCACACTGGAAAGGGAATAGTCGTAAGAATAGAGCGTGAACAAGATGGACAAATCTTAGAAAAGACTGGAAGAGATCGAACTCATGTTTCAGAAACGTCATTAAACAATTGCAAAGATTTCGATTATGTCATTCAAAACAACTCTACACTGGAAGATCTAAAAGGTAAGATTTATCAGATATTAGGATTTATTGAATAATGTCTTCTCTGAGTGCAACCCTTACATAGACTCCATTCCCACATCTATGTTTAGCCAAATAGGATATCATATTGTCACGAGTATTAGCCAGGTTGATATAATACTTGGGACTGCATTCAGATGCTCCTCCTTCTTCATCACGACAAATACGATCAAAATCTTGCTTTGCTTTTTCAGCTGCCTCAACTAACTGATCACCTTGATAGATTTCTACGTGAGAACAACCAGTACGAAGATCACGAGGAGTATCAGGTTTAAATGTGACATCACAACTCTTAACATCACATCTCATTCCTTGAATTTGCGACCAAGGAATGCAATCAAAACCTCTCGGAGTTCTTATACGAAGACAATGGAGATTCATCCCTTTTGAAGTCACTTACATAAAGGTTGAAAGTCTTTTTGCTATAGCTTATGAATATGTAGCCCTTTCGGGCCACATATTTTTGTGTTTTGTTTTTCTAGTTTTTACGACTTATGTTTATTCATCTTTCTTACTCTTCTTGTTTTGCGTGGCAAAACCCACGTTGCAGATGCCTAAGCCCAAAGCGCGCTCAGCTGCAGTTGCATGGTACTTCTCCTCGTCGTCGTAATGGCCTTGTTGCGAGATGCGCTCGATAGCACGCATCGCATCAGTGTGCGTGGCGAGATTGATGAAGAAGAACCCCATGGCACCCTTGTCCAAACGCGCCTCAATGGGCTTGCCAGTAGTGCTGAGCTTGATGCGTGGGTCTGAAGAAAGCAAACTCTGCACGGCCTTGGCGAAGTCAGCATTCGAAGCACGATCCTCTCCATTGTTGAAGCTGACATTGCCGAACACAGTGGTCTCATGAATGAGCTTCGAGTTGAAGCGCACAGGATCGCGAATCTTGCCTGACTTGGTCGAGAGATCGCGAAAAGTGTACTCGCACTTGCACGTAGGCTTTCCGCAAAAAGCCTTAATGCTTGTACGAGCCTCTTCGGTTTCCTCATCTTCGCACTGCTTCTGTTGAATCGCAGCAAGCGAAACGGGAGACGCTCGATTATCGCTGTCACTGCTTGGCTCATCCTCAGGCTTTGGGCTATCTCCCCAACGCGTGATCTTGGAATCAGTCTCTTCATCTCCGGATGGAGATTGCGAAACAGGTTGCTTCTTGATGACCTTCTTGGCAGCGGCAACCCAGGTGCCTGGCTTGGAAGTCTCCTTCTTTTGCACTGACTTGGGCGCAGACGGCTTCGATGCAGGAAGAACAGCAGCAGGCTTCTGGATCACAACCTCTTGCACAGAGAGTTGTTGAACTGCTGCGGGAGCGAAGACTTGCTGACTCGAACCGCCTTGTTGCATCCTCCACTGGTTGATCAGCTCCAAGACGAAATACTTTTCATCTGAAGTGAGCGTGGACAGGATGCCGGTAAGGCCTCCGAGCATGAGATGAACTTGATGGGTGATTTGAGCGTAGCGAACAGCGTTCATATTGTCAAAACTAACCTAGACTTATCTCTAAGAAATGTGTATGAATCTATATCTCAAAATTTTTATAATTCAATTTATAGATATATTATTTATTGTGATTGATGTGTTTCACCACAATAATATTTCAAAAGTTATTCAATTTTCAGTCAACTCACTGATAAACTGCGCATACATGTATTCTTTTCGAAAACGTGATCTGCACAAACCATAGTTGAGCGTCTCATGGTAACCTGTATCTACATCATAATAGGATCTTGGCTTATAGGGAGCCGAACACTCTTCACAAAAATACAATCTTGTTTAACGTTTTGCTCAGTAACAATTATTTTGATATGCACTTCAGTTAGCTTTGGATGTCTCATTCAGCTCGGAATAGAACTGAACATTGTCACAGACGTAAGCAAACATATATGCGATGTTATGTACAAAGAAGCATCGTATGGAAATTGTTGTGGCAAGAATTGGACAGGCATTGTAGGTTATTGTATGTTAGGACCTTTTCACGATTGGATAAAAGAAGAAATATGCGGAGACTATCGAGTTGTATGTGGCGATTCTGAAGCTGATGTTATGTCACAACTCTACAAGTACCAAGTAGGACGAAGCTTCATATGTTATAATCGAAAAGGTTGGAGATCTTATGAAACTGGAATTATCTGGACTGGAATACATAAGATTAACTTCAATCTCTATAATGCTGGAATAGTATTCATTGGTCTAGGCATATTCTTTCTAGTCTTTACATTGATATGTTATATATGTTTGCTATGTTGTAACAAAAGGAACTGATCACAAAGTACCAAAGTATTCAATAATACCTTTGTTTTCCATACCAAGAGATAATATTCTAGCCGTTTCTCCGTGTTTGATTAAGCCCATATTTTCATAATATTGAAGTTTTTCGATCAAGTGTTCCCTTTTCACTTCGTATGATTCATCTTTTGGAGAAACTACTGACTTATCTTGACGTGTATGCCAATAGTTTCCAGGAGGTCTGAAAACTTGAGGACCAATAGCTAATATTACCAGGTCATTATTCGCAGTTGCGGGTATTTCTTTTTCGCCTTGCATTCTTTTTAGCATAAAGGAATTCACAAATTCCTTTTTATTAGTTTTCTTCGTCATTGTCATCTTCTTCATCATTCCATGTGAATTTGAGATCTGGAGGAAGTAAGCATGATCTACATGAAAAACATGTTTCCCTTAGATCATGTTTGCCTATGAAATTGTAGACTTTGTCATCAACCTCTTCCAATAGAACTTGGAAGCATTTTTTGATCCTGTTATGTTTTCTCATCTCTTCACGAATAGGAGCACATGCTTCATGTTCAATGTCGATCTGAGATTCATGACTTGCACATATTCCAAAGAATCCTTTGTTATCACAACATGTTGTTATGCAAGGAATGAGTTCTGGAATGGGCAATGTTATGTCAGACACTGCAACTCTACATTGGAATAGAAATTGACTTTCGGTATCATTGATGACGGTGGCGTTCCAAAATACTTCACCTTCTAACAATGCTCTATTCGGAAACAAGGAATCTCCGTTTGGAAGTCTTGCTTCCATTAATGCTTCCATGACACATTGACGTGTTTCTGGAGTAGTAAAAGCTGCTTTTACTGTTGAGATTGATACGACATTTGAGAGTTGCAATGTGAATCTGAAGGATATATCAGTCTCAATGTATTTTGGTTCATATAACTTCTGACGTTGCATTTAACAACGATTAGATTATTCATTAAGTTTCACTTTTAGCAAATATGTCTTCAGACATATTTAGTTCAGTGAACTAATCATATCTTTATTGCAAAAGATCTTCGAGTAGAGTAAGAGCTATGACAAATTCGTGGCCGTACGGAAAATATTTTCCAGGCGGAACATCATTGTTTACATATCCTTCGACATGAGGTATGTCACCTATACGGGTAACATTTTGAAGATCGACAAGCATTTCAAGCGTAACTGGCATACCGTTAGGATATAAATCCATATTCGGACCATCAGGACCTAAAATTATAATATTTGTTCCTCGTCTAACCATGGCTAAAATTTGTTGATAGACAGGATGTTGTCTGTAAATCGCTTGCAAAAATGGTATATATATTTGCTTGCGCATTTCCACTACACCTAGTTTTTGACCTTTCCACCAAGCATACAACGGAATTGCTTTACCATTAGGATGTCTGATTGGCAACTCGTGACTTGATAATGCTCTGTTCCATCTAATCCAGTTTTCGTTTGGATTATCGTTTGCATCTACATGAGTTTCCGCAGGCCATACCCAATCACCAGTCTGTCTTGTCACTTGTCTATAAACTTTACGACTTTGAAAGAAATTCTCGAATATTTCACCAACTCTTTGTTCTCCGTTTTCTTCATAGTCTACTGTAACAAAGAATGGTGAAAGCTGTTTATAAGGTTTTGCGCCCTTGCTGAATGCAGGAATGTTTACAAATCCGCGAACAGAAGGATATCCCTTTCCTGCTTGACGTCTCTTTGCTTCTCGAACCCTAATCTGTCCGAAAGGTTGATTGTTCTGAATCTGTTGCTCCATGAAGGGAATCCAAATTCTCAATGCACGTTGTATATTTCCAAAGACCGGAATTTCGTTAGGTCTTGATGATATATTATTAGGATTCATATTTCTCAATCTTAGTTGTTCATCTGTTAGAATTTCCTTTGTGTCAAAGTTATACCACAAATTGCGACTTGTGCATACTCTTATGAAATCATCTTTTCTTGACATTTATGATGCGAAAAATATGCATTATAAATGAGAGCATCTTATGTAATATTAGTGATATTAATTGCTATTGTTTTAATCTACATTGTGACGATACTTTTTGAATATTCACAACACGAGCATGCTAGATCTCGAAGAAGAAGAGGTCGATATATGTTAGGAGCACAACAACCTGTTCCGAAAATGCCATATAATGATAAGTTGTTATCATCAAGTATTGATGATCCTAATGTCAAAGGTTTCGTATTCCGCATCCTTGACTTGTATAAGTTTGGTGTATATGGAATTAAGAATTATCCGGATCGTACTGAATGGGAAATTTACATCTTTGTAAACAAAGATGTCGAAGGATTGTTCAAGAAATATAACTCTATCTTTCAAGACAAATATGATTTGAAGAACATATATCAATATGGGACTCCGAATTATATATCAATTGATGTAAACTACACATCACATCAAGCTTTGAAGACTCAAAAACTGAATGTATACTATGATGCAACTGATACTCATGTAAGATGGAATGAATATACCTTACATCATGATGGTTCATTAGTACATAGAGGAGACACATATGGCTATATCTTACCAAAGAACAATGATGCTACGATATTGAAGAAGTGTGCAGATTTGGAAATAGATGAAACTAATGCGAACTATATGTTAGATTTCATCAAATCATCAAAGCTACGATGTTCCTTTGTATCGTTGACTAATAAGGGTCAATATATTGGCATATATTTCACGAATTGTGTAAGAGGTGATGCAAGACATAGTATATTAGATTACGAATATCCTCAAGGGTTGAAAGATTTCATAATAGATAATCCTGATTTCAATCCTGAAGATTTCAATGAGACTGGATTCTATTTCAATAAGGGTGATTCAACAATGACTGTTCTGAGAACTGCAGTCTATCGTAATTATTCAAGATAAATATATCGTCCACTGGACGATATATATTGACTTATGATGCAAGAGTGATGACTGCTTCTGATGTGAGATCACTAGGAGCACTTGTACTAACTGTTCCAGAAGGATTTTGCATCATGAATACTCGAGCAAACCATTGCTGTCCAACACTTCTTACTACACCAGAAGGCCAGTTGAAAGAAATATTTGTACTGTATCCTACATTACTAGCAGTGATATTGTTCACTTGAACTACAGCAAGATTTGGATGAGTTCCTTCTACAGGATACATAACGACACCAAAAGTGTTTGTGTAGGCCTCATTTGAAAATGTAAGAACAATGGGACCTGCGACAGTAGCAGACGTAAATCCTAGAGTTCCTTCAATGGCTCCGTTGTCTGGCATTGTACCAGATTTTGGAGTACTATAAGCAGTAGTTCCACAAGCAAAAATGAGCTTTGTTTGAATGTTGTAGCTAACACCTGGGAATAGTATAATACCAGTAGTCGTTTCGTCAAAAGTATGAACTTGATCAGATGTCTCCGCTGTAGAAGTACTTAATACTGTCGTATTAGCAAGTAATTGCATAACTTGCTGAGCACCTGTAGAGGGACCAGCATAGCTATAACTTCCAATAATTGTAGAATCTGCTGAAAGTGTTCCCGTAACTCCTGACATTATTGGTGGTGTCAGAATACAACATACGCCACTATTGCAAGTATTTCCTACACCACAATCACTATTAATGACACATCCCACACACATATTAGTTGTAGTTTGACAGATATTCTCATCTGCAGTACTATATACAGTGTTGCCAGAGCAATCAGTATTGCCTGCACATTCCACACACTGACCTGAATGACATACTGGAAATGCTGCATTAGTACAATCGGTAGGACCTGTACAGGCACCTGCAGTACAGATACCTGCAGTACTGCATGTCTGACCAGTAGTACAATCATTATCATTATTACAAGTAACGCATGTACCTGCAGAACTACATTTCTGACCACCAGTACAGTCTGTAGGTGAAAGACATGCTACACATGCACCTGATGTATTACATTTTTCGCCTGAAGTACAGTCTGTAGGTGAAAGACATGCTACACATAATCCATTAGTGGTATTGCAATGTGTTCCAGAACCACATGGAGTAAGATTGCATCCTGTTTTCGCTGCAGGCTTAGAACTACCACCAGCTAGAAGAATGATAACAATGATAATGATAATAACGACAATAATGGCAACGATGATTCCAATGATCAACCCTGTGTGCTTCTTTTTTGGAGGCTCTGATGGTTGCTGCGGTCCATATGTTCTCCTGCTTCCAGGTCTATATGAACTCATTTACCATTCCCAAAAAATTTATCTATTTACATGCACATCATAATTGAGTTCTTTTTTGATATCATTTCAATATCAAAATGGACGTTAATAGATGTTATTATTCATTTGAGCAAGCCAAGAGATATAAGTCAACAACAAGACCTTATCCATTCATTATCGCTCATGAATGTCGTGAAGAGTATCGCGACAGAACTAGTGGTGAGATAAAAGTGCGAAATAGGAAATTCTATGCTTTTGACGATGTTGAGACTTTCGTTCTTCAGCAAAGAAGCTATCCTTATGCACATGAGGTCATATACGATAGATTTAGTGAACGTCAACAAGGTCGTCTCATTTTTGACTTTGACTTCGAAAGTCCGTGGTTCGGCTTAGAGAGTTTCGTACCACCAGATTTCGAAAGGGAAATAGAACTCATGGTTATTCGAACCTTCCAACAATTCTATACTGAGGTGAATACCGGCATGCTTCAATTCGTATGGCTACGATCTGATACAACAGAGAAATGGTCCAAACACTTGATTGTAAAAAACGCATACTTCATTCAAGATTGGAAAGAACAATGTTCCATTTTCTACAATCTTATGTTAGGCATGGTCAAAGAAAATCAAAACTCTGAGACCTCTCCTTTTAAGGGTATAGATGCTTCAAAGATAATTGATATACAGGTTGCAAGATCCAATGCTACAATGCGTATTTGCGGAAGTAGGAAGTATGGTAAAGACAATATCTTAATCCTAGAAGATACAAAGAGGTTCAATATATATGATACCTTTGTTCAACAGTATCGTAGATGTGATATAGATACTGAACAAATGATTGAAGACAAGCAATTATTACGTAGGACCTTGAATGACATGTTCTATAATCCCTCACATGAAGCAATGATGAGCAATACTTTTTATAAACAGGCATGTCATGTAGCAGATATCGATTTGAGTAAGATGAAACCACATCAAAGTGTCGAAGAATTGAAAGATGAGACAGTAAAATTTGCATTTGAATGCTTTGAAATATATTACAAAGGAGTGTATTCTCAATCTTATCTGCCTTATCGTGTTAAGAATGTTGTGAATGGAATGATTAATCTGGAACGCGTATGTGCGGGAAAGTGTCTATTGAGTGGAAGAATACATGAAAGTGAGAATGCATTCATGATTGTAACTCCTGGAGGTTCAATATATTTCTATTGTCGAAGAGGATGTAGCATGGGTGACAAATCTTTCATAAAGATTTACGAACCTAAGACTTATGCTTTCACAATAACAATTGACGAATGAGAAACTTATAATATAGCCGATAGCTATATTATTTCAGTAACAGACTATAAGAAGCAAAAGTTATTAGCGCCTCCAAAACCTGATACAAAAGATAACAAGTAATGTTTTTTGTCGCAAGCGCGACATAAAACTATGTGATTATTTTCCAGAGCTCTCTTTAGATCTCGACTTAGGCTTAACCGGTGGTGGCGTATTTCGAGCACCTGTAGGCTTCGGGCTCTTTGGTGGTGTGTTTCGAACGCCAGAAGGTTTCGGACTTGGGCTCTTCGCAGGTGATGGTGGAGACTCACGTGGTTTGAGTTTTCTCGCGAAACTACCATACATGGTATGACCATGAGACTCAACTTGTTTGGCCACTCGCAGAACGATGCTGGCACTGCTCGCATCATGAAATTCAATAAAGGCCACGCCCTTCTGACGCCATGTGGCGGGAAGATACACAGTCTTGACATCCGCAATGTCGTCAAGTATGCCTCCAATGAAGTCTCTTGCTTCAGAATCTTCTTCGAATGTTGTTGGAATGCAAGTGTAGCATAACTTGCAATCTTCTTCTTCTGGAGTTGGCGTCAATCCTTTGACACCAATGGTCTTGAAATTCAATGCCTCTGCTTCATCTGTGTCCTCATTACAGATGTATTCGTGTTCGTCTTCCTCGATGAACCACTTGTTGATGGCATTCTCGTGAAAAATGATGTATGCATGTGGCTTATCGCCTTTGCCTTGATCTCTACCAAATATACTTATCCAGTCGATAGTAAAATCGCCTTCAGCATCAAATTCTCTTAGCGCAATGATCCGAAATATTTCGGCGAGCTCCTCAGGGCTTTTCTCATTACGATTCACGACAAATATAGGTGTATTGTGATGTATCTTCACTTCGGCTATGATCTCTTCATTGTCCGATGACTCCTGTGCAGAAGACTGGACTGTAGACATTCGCCACAGCTGCTGACTGTTTCGATGCTGAAGCCACGGCAATGATTATGATCAAAATCAAAAGAATCCCTAGCAAAAATGCAAGGAGATTTGACATTTAATTCAATAAAAAAATAAAATCAAATTAAGTTAATTTCTAATCAAGAAAAGAAAGATCCTCATTATGGCTACTCAAGGTAAGAATCGGAAGCTCCATAAGCTCGAACCTTTCATAAAAAAAGCTCTCAATAAGGATTATACACACATACCATTCGAAACTCTTAAAATTTCTACTGCAACAATAGATGCTCGTCTCATGGAAAACTCAAATATCAACTTTGAACTCTTAAGCGTACTACTTCCTTGCATACCAAAAGAAACACAGATTCAAAACCCCAATACAGTATGGCCTATTGGTACCATCACATGCATCAAGCATGGAACAACTGTCATAGGTCTATCACCTACTGATGGAACTAAGGCATTCAAAAACAGCACTATGATATGGATTCAACTTCGAGAAAAGAGAATAAGTATGAAGATATCAACAAATAGCATTCATATGACAGGATGTAAGAAGCTAGAACAAGCAGCCGAAGCTATTCGTCTCTTTCACACTTATCTTACAATACTTGAGAAAGAGAAAGATATCAAATTATATGGTGATTTTCCATATGCAGTGAGATTCGACGTCAATATGATCAACTATAACTTCAATTTAGGCGTAGCGATCGATCTTGAAGCCTTTGATCTTTTCGTAGCACGAGAATTCAGCACTGTAGTATTTTCACCTTATGATCACAATGTTCATGGAAATACTATGCCTTTGAAATGTGAAGAGCTATGTACAACCTACACCATTCATGACAATGGTCAAATATGCATGTGTGTCTCTGAACCTGAAATAACCAAAGCTATGCATAATCTTGCCAAAGGTTACGAGATATTCTATATCATGCTTAAAGCATTCAGAGATTCGCAAAATGAGCACTTGTAGTGTTTGCAAGAAATTACAATCTACTGTAGGTAATAAGTGTATCGAATGCATCATCATCATCAAAGATAACAAACCTAAGCAACCTTCACTATGTGAAGATGTTGATGTTCGACCTAAATGTAAATAATTAGCTCCTTGAGCTAATTATCAATTCATAGCATCATCAAATGTCCGGTATTCATGTATAATCGCATCATTTCTAATATCTTCAACAAGTGTGTACGAAATGATTCATGCTTACTTTTCAATTCCAGCATAAGTTTTTCAATACCTAATTCTATAATATCATCTGTAGACATAGTCAAGAAATCAAAATTCTGTATTCTTTGAATTGTATCATTATACTTTCTTTCTATAACCTCGATTTCATTATATGTAGTTTCAAAGATATTTACGATATCAGTGAAGATTGCCATTTCTTCCTTATATTCACTCTTAAATTGTTCTAGTCTTCGCAATATATTATACCAACGATATACTTTCATTCGGATTTGACTGTGATATAATACTTTGCGACCATAATCAAAAAGCCACATAGGAGGTGACTTTTCATCTTTTGCTAACCTACAAATTAGTTGCATATCTTTTTCCATTTGTTCTCGCGAATTATTTGGTTCTTCTGAATCCGTTTTGTCAAAATGGCAGCAATATATTGTTCTAATTGATCTCTGAAAAGTTATTATGCAGTCTGATCTATGACTTTCAGCTGAACGACATGAACACGGTTCATATTGAGTTTCATCATAATCATAACCTTCTTTTTTGATAGCACTCAGCATCTCCTCATGAGAAGGATTCATGTTTTATATATACGTCTTTCTAAAATATGTACTCGATATCTCAAAGTTTTTGATTGATAATATGATTTTATCAAATGTTAGATTTTACAATACATAAAATTATGAAGAAACCTCAGGTTGATTTCGAATACCATCGTGCTAAGTGTAAGAATGTTACATTTGATGAAAAAGCTTTAGTTTGTTGTGGAGATGAAGAAACCAAGTTTTTCGAGGTTGGTGATTACTGTCTTTATGATGATGTGATCATAAAAATTTGTAGTATGCAAAACGTTGACAACACATTTTGCCGTGGATATACCAGATTAATTTAAAACCCAAGCTCGCTGAGTTTGACTGATATTTCTTCTTCTGTTAGGCCATTTTCGACCATTTCAGATACAAGTGCAGCTAGAAGTGATGGTTCATGCTCAAATGAAGGAATCTTAGTGCGATCAAATGCAGAAGAATATGGATTTCCCTCGAATCGACAAAACAAGGTTAGGTTTATCCTTTCTTCCTTGATTTGAGCTTGCTTGGGAATTCCGTGAGTATGTGTTATGTTCTGTTGTGGCGAGAAGATAATCATGTCACTATTCTCAAGATAGAATTTAGGTGTTACTACTCCTCCTTTCGAGAATCGAAATAATCGTGTAGCTCCAAAACTTAATGAGACAACATGAACATCATCACCGTAAGCATCCCTGTGATCTGGAAGATAGTCATTACCGTTACGATATCGATTGCCAAAGATACCACCTACAAGACAAGTGATGCCCATGGTCTGTCTAAAGAAATTACACACCCACTGTGTTATCAATTGCCCCATTTCGCGCTCTTCAACTGCATAAGCACATAAACGAGGAAGAGTGACTTGTCTTGGTCCCCATTTTAACTCTTGCCACGGTAAGGATTGGTCGAGACGTTCTCTTATTCTTGCAGAATCTGGAATTACAGCTTTGAGATATCTTACATTGTTATCAAATGCAACTTGATCGAGTTCTTTGGCGTTATCCATATTGTCGATTTGATAACAAAATTCAAATAAAATTACTAATCGATTAGTAATTTTTGAAACATTTCATTTCAAAAGAATTTCTATCAGAAACATGAATAAGATAATTAATCCATTTGAGAACACGTTCATGTCCAAGAAGAAGTATGTTTGTTTTTATCCTTCGGCTGCAAGATACGTAGACAAACCTTGGAAGTTGTCTAAATTCGAGAAGAATCTTATTATACGTTTTGATTTCTTTTGCAGGAAATGCTGGAGCTTTGATGTATTTCCGCAATTTTGTGTGATTTATGGAAGTAATAGATTCATTCGAGTACTGTTTGAGATCTGGCTACGTGATACGATCAATCAAGAAGATACATCCGCAAATGCTCAAGTATCGAAAGCTAATGAACGTCTAATACATAATGTAAATTTCGCAATCAGGATTCCTATTGTATATACAGCTCCTTTCAGTGCAGATTTTGATGATTGTGGTCCTCATCCATTTTATTTTTTAGGTGTTAATAGTCTTTCTGAGTGCGAGGATTAGAATATCATAAAATCAGGGTATTTTGCTTTGATCTGTCTTAGCATTTCGACTCTATTTATCAGAGATCCCATGTTATCATAGTGTGTAAATATAGAATAACTTGCAGAGGATGTTTCTTCATCTGCACTAATTTCTCTTACACATATATCTTTTTGAGCATATCTCTCTTCAAGTAACTCACGAATGCGTTTCCTAAGGTCTGACATGTCATGAGATCGTATATATACGATCCTGATGTGACTAGGATTCTTGCTTAACATGATTTTCAGATCTTCAATGATGAAGTCTGATTGCATTTGAAGTATCTTATCTTCTTGATCAAAGTAGGCTGAGATGTTGTTCTGCATTTTAATTAAAAAATACAGAATTATATATGTTCATTATGATCAAAATGATTTGCAAACATTCATTCTTTTGTTTTGAAAAGAATAAATATGCAACGTCCCAATTTTGATTGGCCAGAGGGAGGTTACTTGTATCCAACTGAACTTATGAAGTGGTACGACATATCAACTGAATGTATTCCAGTTGAGACTCCAGAGACTCAGGCTATTCTCGACTATCGTGTAATCCTGACTCCAGAATCTGATAATCTTGAGAGAATGAAACAAAAATATGCAATAGAGAGAAAAGGCATAAACGTTATTAGTGATGGCAAAGATTCTGTCATAGTTCGAGGTCAAGAATATATGGTTAATCAATTAAGAGAGTTCGAATGGGTACTGGACATCAAACCATATAATATACGTATTCAGTTCGAAGCAAATTATTCGACAGGAACAGCAAGTCAAAGTATAACGACGACAGGCTGGCACCCAGAATTTTACCCTTACCCTGTCAGACATCTACAATTTCTTCCTCACGCTGAAGGAATAGATAGATCTGTGACGCAATCGAAACCATTAGAGAAGATTGTGGATGATGATCCGCAGGCTTGTGAGAAAGAAAGACATCATTTGATTGAACTTCTTCGAAGTTTTGAGAGAAGTGGCACTGTTAAAAGTGATGAAGTGGAAAGAATTCTTGCTTCAAACATGACTAACAAAGAAATCGGAGACTTTCTTGTAAACTTAGTTGACTGATAAATAATTGAGTATATTAAATACTTAATTAACAAAATAAACTGATCTGGGATGGATATTGATAGAAATTCTGAACATTATATCTTAACATCTCCAAATACTACTGTAGCAGTATATATCGTACCAGAAGATAACAAATCTCAAATACGAGGAGCAATGGCTGCATTTGCGCTATGGAAAGCGAATTCAGAAACAAAATTTGTGCCTCTCAAGGACAAGAAGGAATTATTCGGAAGAATTAAGGAAGGAACGTTCCTAAAATCATATAGAACTATATTGTTGGACCTTCAAGAGACAAACCAGTATTTAAGCTTTCGCGGAATATCTGATTATACTATATGTTTTCCAATTAAATTGCGAAGTAACGGCTTTAGCGTGTCTTGCCGGATGTCTTCTAAGACAGATGATTTCGAGGGTCACACTACAGCTATCGAATTGGTCTTGCAAAAATATCAACCTGTTCTGAGCAAAGATCAGCAATTACTGTTTGAATTGTTTTTGGATGTAGAACTGATGGTTTTCACAAAGCCTACCAGTTTTGAGCTATATGCAGGTCTATATACCATGGGCATCGAATTGAATTGTGTTAAGAATCCAGATTTGTTTAAGCAACTTGATGTTTTAACCACAGATACACTGATCGAACGGGGAAAACAGTTCTTACAATCCGATGAAAACAAGGTAAGATTATATATGGATCGCAATTTTGAAGCGGGAAGCGATCCTTTCACAGTTATCAGACCTCAAGATGAATATTTGATGCCAGCTCTGAGACAAATCCAACCGTACATACAAATTCTTGTTAGTCATGGACCCAGTTTTACAGTATATAGTATTCCTTATGACATAAACAACGGTCAGTATGTAGGAATGACTTGGCAGAGAAGTGGTAAGATGAGAGTAGAAGATATTCCCCGAATGAAATGGTTCATTCGAAATTAATTAATAATTGAGTATATAAAATACTTAATTAACAAAATAAACTAGCTTAGATGGAAATTGTTCCAGAGATCAATTTGTTCGATGATGCTACTGAGAAGAAGTCTCGTAAGCTAATTACTCTGTTTCATAATTTGACACGTCAAGGTCTTATGGCTCTATCAAAAGTATGGTTACGTGAATTTGAGTATCTCATACATGATGGTACTCCAATTCCAATGCTGTCATATGGAACATTTCTCGATTCTGAGGTGAGAGAGTTCTGTGGAACTCTTTCATGTTTGCTCGAAAAAGGCAAAGATGGAAACAATTTTAATCCTAAGGAAGATACTCAATACAGAAGGAAACATCTCATTGAAGCAAGCGCATATCAAATAAATCCTGAAGTGGCTCCGCACATGTGGATGTATCTCATTCATATTCCGGCTATGGCAAAGATGTTTGATGAAGCTGAGTTCGCTAGACCTCTTACATATTGCAAAGTCAATCCTGAATTCAGAGAATATCTTCTTCGCAATCCTGATGCTAAGTTTGAACCTCATTACACTCATCCTGAGAATACAGCTCTTCATGTTGCTGTGGCTCTCGATGATCCAGAACTTGTTCGAAGGATGCTTAAACATCATAACATTGATGTTGTTGGATTCTTTGAAGACAGAGTAATCTCTTGGGCAGTATTGATGTGTCGTTTCAATGTTTTGCCTATGTTGCTTGAACATAAGCCCAAGCTGAATGATTTGACTCCTGCGAAATTGACTGTTGCTCATTGGATCGCAGGAGCTTGGATTAACGCATCACTCAAAAAGCGCGAGCTTATCAAGCGAGTTTGGGGTATGTTTGAAGACAAAGAAGCACTTCTCGTTCCTTGTAAGATCTTGACATGTAATCCAAGCTTTGGACATCATGATGTTAATATTCAAAAAGGCTTCTATAGTTCTACGATTGAGATGTCTCTACCAGGTCTTTTGCCACAAGATATTTGTCCTGAACCTTTTTCACTTTAATATGAGTTTGTAATATGTGTATCTTTCTGTTAATATTTGTGTATATTCTGGAGTATCCCTAAAATGTGCTAATAATCCACGCAATCTACCTGTTGGATTTCCAAATTTACTCATATCGCAATTGATCAATGATCTAAACTGTGAGATACGCTGGTATACTTCAATTGGTTTGTTGTCCACATCTATTCCGGACTCAATACATGATAAGAGTTCGCAGAATATGGTATAATTACATTCTTTTCTTGCTACTAACAATTTGAGCGCTTCTTGTACATTTTGTCTTCTTGATGACAATGTATTGTGTATGGCAATCTTAATAAGACCATTGCAAGGAACCTTGTTCCTTTCAAACATTACACCTATTGGTATCATAGCACAAGATACACATGCTTCAACAAATACCTCAGGATAGATAGTCATGATATCGTATGATGTATCTTCAATGATTGTTCTGAATAATCCCGAACTACCTAAGCTGTTTCTATCAACACAATTCAGAAGACTAGATTTTAAATATTGAGTGCAAGGCCATCTATTATTCGCGATCTTTTTCCACTTATTATAATACTTAACATGATTGTTTCTACATGCATGCCAAAGACCACAATCCATTTTTCCAGTCTCTTTCGAAACATATATTGACCACGGTGGCAATGTTAAAAGTCCTATTTCTAAGAACCTTTTACATATTCGAAGAAATGAAAGTCTTGTTGCAGGGTTTAAATGAATGTAGACGGTACCTACCCATTGATATTTGAAGGTATACTCATTGCTGTCCGACATTTTGTTTTATGAAAACAAAATACCACTTTTCTATTATATGTAGCCGCGGTAGTACAGAAACACGTGTATGACAGGAACTGCCATGTAGATACTATCAAAGCGATCCAAGATACCTCCATGTCCGACCATTATAGTTCCAGAATCTTTGATCTTCAACCATCTCTTCAATGCTGACTCGCAGAGATCTCCTATCTGACCTATAATACCACCAATGATAGCTATGACAGCCCAATCATTACCCGATATTCTATCATAGAACCTTGATATTGCTATTGACACTAATATAGACAATGTAATGCCTAAGACTGTACCTTCGACTGTCTTGTTAGGTGATATGCTTTGCATGAGTTTAGTCTTTCCGAAGAGTTTACCAAACATATATGCTCCTCCATCTGTGAACCATACAACAGTGATGATCCAAATGATCAACATTGGATCATTGTTTGCATATATGATGCAAATGAACATGGAAGGTGCAAACCAGATGAAAGCAATGAAAGCATATGACAAGACTTTGTCAACAGTCTTGCTTGCAATCCATATAATGACAAGATGACATATATACATTGCAATGGCACTGTTCATGATTTCATATCCATATATGAGAAATAGAGACATACCAAACGTATTAACAAGGCATAGGACGAATAGCATAGTAGAATCAATGGCACTCAATTTCTCACTTCTCATTCC